GGGCCTACTACAGCTTATGTTTTTGATGGTGGTAGTCCTACTTCAAATTATTCAGGTGGTCCTGCATTTGATTGTGGAGGAATTAATTAAAATAAATGAAAAATATAAATTTTATTATAAATAAATATAAAGAGAATTTAAATTAATATGGCAAATATTCAATTACAATTTAGACGAGGTACTTCAACCCAATGGACTTCTAATGGTACAGTAGTTTTAGCATCGGGAGAAATGGGTATTGAAACAGATACAGCCAAGTTTAAAATTGGTGATGGTACTACTACTTGGAATAGTTTGCCTTATGGTGGTATTCAAGGTTACACAGGTTCTCAAGGACCTGCCGGCGGTTATACAGGTTCACAAGGTAATATTGGTTACACAGGATCATTAGGCTATACAGGATCGGCTTCAACAGTTGTTGGTTACACAGGTTCACAAGGAGATATTGGTTACTCTGGTTCGAAAGGTTACACAGGTTCTCAAGGTAATATTGGTTACACAGGATCTTCAGGAGACAAATATCAAACAGTTTCTACAACATCATTTACATTAGGAACTTCTGGCAATCAAACAATAACAGTTGGTACAGGATTAAACTTTTCAACAGGTCAAAGTATTGCAATTGCTTATGACGTTAATAATATTCAATATGCTGATGTTAGTTCTTATACATCAGGTAGTGGTTCATTAGTTTTTCAAAAAACTGCTATTAAAGGATCAGGAACTTATGCAGTTTGGGTTATTAATTTAGATGGTGCTGTTGGTGCTTTAGGTTATTCAGGTTCAAAAGGAGATTTAGGTTATACAGGATCTGCTTCAACTACTCCTGGTTATACAGGTTCGGCTGGTTACACAGGTTCTCAAGGTAACATTGGTTATACAGGATCTGCTGCTACTGGAACAATAACATTTTCTAGTAACACAATGTCTGGTGCCTCAAATACTGATATTAAAATATCACCTAATGGTACAGGAAAAATTGATGCTGATACTCATAGAATTATAAACGTAACTGATCCATCAAATTCACAAGATGCTGCTACTAAAAATTATGTAGATAACAGAACGGCAAGTGTAGCTGATACAGGATTTGCAATAGCTATGGCTATTGCGTTATAAAAAAGGATAAATATTAACAGGAATTAAAATAAATGGCACAAAATTTTAGAAGATATATAGCAAGAAACGTAGGTACTTCACCTGTTACTTTAGTAACGGCAACCACTTACAATACTGTTATAGGAATTAAAATTGCCAACACAACAGCGAGCACACAAGCTTTAGTTGATGTTTATATATTAACCGGCGGTAATAATTATTATCTTGGTAAAACTATACCAGTGCCGGCAGGTTCTTCATTAGAACTTATTGAGGGTAAAGTAGTTATTCAATCAGGAGATGTTCTGAAAATTGTTTCTGATACTGCTACATCATTAGATGTTTGGGTATCAACAGTTGATGACATTTCAGCGTAGAGGAATTAGGAGAATAAAATGGGATATGTAGGATATACACCAGCAGCAGTAGGTTACGCAGGATCAAGAGGTGCTACCGGTTACACAGGATCACTTGGTACACAAGGTTCAATTGGTTACACAGGTTCAGCTGGCGGAGGAAATTTTTCAGAAACTAATTCAACGGGAATAAATACATTATCAAGTGTTCAAATTACAGGAACAGCAGGACAAATTTCTTTTACTGCTAATCCTACAGATCCAATAGCTGTAAATGATCTTATTACTCTTTCAGGAACTGAATATGGTACTCAAACATTAACAAGTATTTTTATTTCAGGAACTGGTGGACAATTTGGTTGTACAACATCAGACGCTCCCATAGTTATAGGACAAACTGTTACGATTTCAGGAACAAAAGGAGGTTCAGGTTCAATTACAGGTTATTCAAATCCAAAAACTTACTACGTTATTGATACTGACGGTTCATCAGCATTTACATTATCAGAAACTCCAGGCGGTTCAGCAATTACAACAACAACAGGTGTTCCTAGTGGATTGACTTTTACAAATACTGTAGGTCAAGTTACTCAGACATTACAAAATGCTTATATTACAGGATCTGCTGGTCAATTTTATTGTAACGCAACAACAACTCCTATGGTTACTGGACAAACGGTTAAAATTTCAGGAACTAAAGGCGGTTCAGGTTCTATTTCAGGTTATTCAAATCCAACAACTTATTACATCATTGCTACGAATGGTTCAACAACATTACAATTATCAGCTACGCCAGGTGGTTCAGCAATTAGTACATCAGCAGGTCTTCCTACAGGATTAACTTATACAAATACTGTAGGTCAAGTTTCTTTAGCATCTGTTGCTGTTGCTGATACATCAGGTAATTTTACATGTGCTGCTGGTGGTGTTTCTTTAAGTGTAGGTCAAATAATTCAAGTTTATGGAACTAACTCTGGTTCATCTTCTATTACTGGATATTCTTCAGCTAATGCTGGTCAAACATATTACGTTAAAGCAACTAATGGTACAACTTATGCAAATAATGGAACAGTTCTTGGTGCTACTACATTTCAATTATCATCATCATTAGGTGGTGCTGCAATTACAACAACGGCAGGAAGCACGGATGGTCTTTCTTTCTTTGTAAGAGGTACTGGTTCATTACAAAATTATAATGGTACAACAAAAACTTATTATGTAAAATCAACTAATGGTACATCAACTGCTGTATTATCTGAAACTGTAGGTGGTGATGCTATTAGTTCAACTGTAGGTGCTCCATTTGGCGTAACATATACTTGTAATCAAATAGAATTAAGCGAAATAGCAACAGCATCTTATTATGCTGCTGGTTATGGTTCTCCAGCTACAACTGGTCAATTTACGTGTTCTCCTTCTTCTAGACAATTAGCTAATGGTCAAAAAGTTAGAATTTACGGAACAAATAGTGGTGCAGGAACAATTACTGGTTACACAAATCCAACAGAATATTATATCATTGCAACTGATGGTTCGACAAAATTTACATTATCAGCAACTAAAAATGGAGCTCCTATAACTACAACTGTAGGTACTTTAACAGGTTTGTCAGCAGTAGTTGATGTAGGACAAAACCTAATTAGTTTTGCTTATACTGTGGGTAAAGCTATGGTGTATGTTAATGGTGTTAAATTAATTGCAGGTGTTGATTATACAGCAACAAATGGTACAACAATAGAATTAGTTAATGGAATTTATGCAAATGATTATATCACATTGCAAACAATGTAGATGTATAAATATAACAAGAAAATTAAATTTTAATTATAAATAGGATTACAAATGGCAGATACAAAAGCAAGAAAACTCGCAAATATAATAGATACTTCAGGTAATATAGTATCTCCTAACGCTGGTTCAAATGCAAACACTTTAGGTATAAAAGATCAAAATGGTGTAGATTTAGCACAAAAAGTTAGAACAACAATTTCTGCAAGTATAGCTACAAGTAACTGTTCTGGTTCTATGGGTAGTTATAATAGTGGAGTTAACTGTTCTACAGCCATCGCTAACGGTTACAAAGATTCAGTTTATGGTCCTAACGGATCATTACCAACATACCAAGATGCCAATGGCCAAACACAACCTCAAACAGTTAATATTCCAGCTCCTCCTAATGGTAACTGGTGGCTTTGGTCTGGTTATGGATTTGTAGGTGTAACAACATCAAATTGTACTAATATAGGCTCTTATGATGGTCGTGGAGGATATTCAGAAAGTTTTACTGCAACTTCTAACTATGCTACATTAGTATATGGTTCATATACAACAAGTGATGAACTTGGTGGTACATATCAATACAGATATGTAAACAACTGTAACTGTAGTTATGCTTTAAACTGTAGAACAAATTGTAACTGCAACTGCGCTTGTGCGTGTGCATGTTAATAAAATAAAATAGGAAATTAAAATGGCATTAATATTAGCAAGTCATCTAAGTCCACTACCAGTTTTAGAAGGTTATGATGATTCTATGTTAGGTGTTCTTCCTGAATATAGATCGGCCAAATCTTTAGCAGATAAAATTATTGATAATGATGTTATTAAGGTTGAAAGATCTAGTGATAATATAGTATTAACTTTTAATTTGCCACATTTACAATCTAAAACATATACAATATCTTCTTCTATTTTTAAAGCAAGATCAATGTTTAATTTTTATATAACAAAATCTGGAGAATTTTTAATTATTTCAGTTGCTGATTTATTAAGACATCACAATTTTGATAGAGTTAAAACTTTAAAAAATCTTTCAGTTTATGGACTTATTGCTCAAATATATTTTCACGATTCTTTTTCTGAAGGAATTGTTGTAATTAATAAACAACCAGTATCTAATGAAACTTTTGAAACAAAAGATAAATATACATTATTTACAGATTATGTTGTTTCAAAATTTCCTTCATTTCAATCAGTAAGAAATACAAATAAAGCTAAAGCTAAAGTTTTGTATGATTTAAATTATATTGATAGTATAGTTGCTTTAGAACAACAGGTTGATTTATTAACAACTTTAGTTAAAAATTTAATTAATAATACATCACAACCATCATGGTCTAGTGATTTTTTAACTAAATCTGAAGCTAGTTCTGTAACAACTTTACAATCAGCTACTGATATAATTACTGCTTTAGATACTGCTAAGAAGAAAATAAGAACTTCACAAAAAACGTATTTAGATACTAAGTAATTATTATTAGAGACGTTGACATTTCTTTTGAAATGTGATATATTATACATAGATTATGGCAAATGCGACTGAATACAATTTTCATTCCTGGAAAAATAAGAATAAACCTGTAGAAGAATTAAAGATCGTAAAAAAATACGATACTAGTAATCCTCCAGAATACAAGTTACACCTACAATATCCAAAAGGTTGGAGAATATTAACATATAAGCCTCATACTTCTGAATTGTTTGATGAAAATGGTCAACCTTATAATCTTTCTTCAATAAATTCAGAATACAAGCAAGGCCATTTCCATGAGTGGATTCCTAATTCACCAACCAATCCCGGTAAAAAGAGTAATAAACCAGTAATAGTTAAAATACAAATGGGATTGAAGTGTAATTATTCTTGTAATTATTGTAATCAAGCAACGCAAGTTCCTAATTCATTTCAAGGAAATCCAAAAGAAGCACAAGATTTTTTAGATAATTTAGATACATGGTTTAAAGGTGATGGTAATAAAACTCGTTGGGAATTTTGGGGTGGAGAACCATTAGTTTATATTAAAGTATTAAAGGTATTAGCAGAAGGATTGAGAAAGAAATTTCCTAAAGCTGAGTTTAATATAATTTCTAATGCTTCTATGTTGACTGAAGAAATAGTTGATTGGTTAGATAGTTTAGATGTTCAATTAGGCATTTCGCATGATGGCGAATCTTATAAAATTCAAAGAGGTGAAGATGTATTAGAAAATCCTGAAACTTTAAAAGCAATTAAATATGCTTATAATAAGTTATTTCCAAAAGGCAGAATAGGATTTAATTGTGTTCTTACTACTAATAATTATAGTATGCACAAAGTAAGAGAATGGATAGCAGATAAAATGGGAATAAGTCCTTTTAACGTTCCTCTTTCTTCAGAAGAAATTATGTTGCCTTATGATGATTCTGGTATGATGTTATGTCCTACATCATCAATAGAACAACAAAAATTAAGAGAAACAATTTTTACAGAGGCATTTGGTGGAAAGATATGGGGAGTTTCGACCATATTTGATAAGATGGATGATTTTTTTAAATCTATTGCTGCACAAAGGCCATTTACGGTGCTTGGTCAAAAATGTGGTATGGACAATCCTGATATTATTGCTGTTGATTTAAAAGGCAATTCTATGACTTGTCAAAATACTAATGCTAATTTAGAAAAACACAATATAGGTAAAATTTCGGATATTGAAGCAATAGAAATGAAATTGGTACATCATTTTAGAACTAGAGAAGAATGTGTTAGATGTCCTGTGGTTCAATTATGTAAGGGTGCTTGTTTATTTTTAGAAGGTAAATATTGGACAACTGCTTGTGATGTTTCGTATCATTACAATACGGCCATGTTTGCAGCTGCATTATTTAAATTAACAGGTGGTATTTTAAGATATATTGATGGAACTCCAAGGAGAGATACACAAGAAGAAAGATTTGAAGTTATTTCAGAAGATTTAGTTAATGATATAGTTAAAGATCCAGCTAAATATTTTAATTATTAATATGAAACATTTATTTACTACGCCTATTAAAATAGTAAAATTAAATTACGAAGAAATAAATCCTATTATAGGTAAAGCTCAAAGTCTTAAATTTACAAAAAACTTTAATGAAAATCTACCAAAAGATGAAGCTGATAAAATAGAAAAAGTATTCATTAATGAAGCTGAATTATATTTAAAAGAATTAACAAACAAACAAATTGATTTAAAATTGAAACAAAGTTGGACAACAGCAACTTTAAAATATCAATTTCAAACACCACACGAACATTCTGGTAATACTGTAATAGGTGTTTATTATATACATACTAATGAGAAATCTGGTGATATATTATTACATGATCCTAGAGGAGCAAATTCTTTTATACCTTCATTTGAAGATGGTTTGAGTGGTAGAAGTTATCATAGAATTACACCAAAGGTTGGTGATTTACTTTTATTTCCTGCATACATTGTACATTCTGTAGAACCTAATTTAAGTGATGAAACTAGAATTAGTTTGGCCATGAACTTTGAATATAAAAACTTTGATCAATTCAGATAAGTAAAATAGTCATTTTCTCTTGTTTTTTTTATTATAAATAGTAGAGACTATGGCTAATCCATCAACAAGAGAAACATTAAAACAATACGCTTTACGATCATTAGGTAAACCAGTTATAGAAATTAACGTGGATAATGACCAGTTAGAAGATCGTTTAGATGAGTGTTTACAGTTTTATTCACAATATCACTATGATGGTATTCGTAGAACATATCTTAAATATAAATTAACAGAAGAAGATAAAGGAAGATTAAAAGCTTCTACGCCTACTACGGAAGTGGCTACTAAAGGTTCTGTTACAACTACATGGTATGAATCTAGTAATTATATCATAGTTCCTGAAACTGTTATATCGGTAGTTAACGTATTACCTTTTTCTGATAAAGCAAATCTAAACATGTTTGACGTAAGATATCAATTACGTTTAAATGACCTTTATGACTTCGCTTCAACATCTATTATCAACTATGATATGGTGTTAAGGCACTTAGATTTTTTAGATCAAATATTAGTAGGTATGAAACCTATAAGATTTCAACAACACGATAATAGATTATATATTGATATGGACTGGACTAATGATTTAATGGTAAATGAATACTTAGTAATTGAGTGTTATCGTAAATTAGATCCTAACACATTTACAGATGTTTATAATGACATTTGGTTGAAAAGATATGTAACTGCTCAATTCAAAAGACAGTGGGGAAGTAACCTTAGTAAATTTAACGGTGTAGCAATGTTGGGTGGTGTTACATTAAACGGTGAAAAAATATTCACAGAAGGTCAGTCTGAAATAGAAAAACTAGAAAAAGAAATAAGAGACTCTTACGAAATTGCTCCAACATTTATGATAGGATAATGTATGGTTGTAATGAATCCATATTTCCAATCCGGTAACGGCATAGGAAACTTTTCAGAACAAAGACTACACGAAGATTTAATAATCGAGGGTCTTAAAATCTACGGAAATTTAGTTTATTATATGCCAAGAACATTGGTAAATAAAGATATTATTCTTGGTGAGGACGTTGCAAGTAAATTTAAAGGTGCATTTCCTTTAGAAGCGTATTTTGAAACTACTGAAGGTTTCATGGGGCAACAAGAAATTATTAATAAGTTTGGCTTAGAAATACGTGAAGATACTACATTTATGATATCTAAACGAAGATTTGAAGAATTGGTAAGCTCTCGTACTACATTAATTGCACAAGGTCGACCAAACGAAGGCGATATACTTTATATGCCTTTAATGAACAGTTTTTTTGAAATACTGTTTGTAGAAGATCAACAACCTTTCTTTCAATTAGGAAATTTACCAGTTTACAAATTAAGAGTAACTCGTTGGGAATACTCAAGCGAACAATTAGATACTGGTGTTCAAGCAATTGATGACAAAGAAGCTGCATTTACATTAAATCAATTAGATCATCATACAACTTTAGAAGATGGTTCTGGTTCTTTATTATTAGAGAATGCTACTGTAAATAATGATAATGAATATTTCTTATACGAAGAAACACAAACAGGTGTTATAAATTCGCCTTATGCTGATAATTTAGGGTTTGATACTGAGTCTGGTTTCGCTACACCTACTCACACTGATGATATATTAGACTTTAATGAATTAAACCCTTTTGGTAACCCAGGAATATACTAATGTTTGGAACATTTTTTTACAACGAAGGACTTAGAAAATTAACAGTTGCTTTTGGTACTATCTTTAATGATATTCAAGTTAAGAAATCAGATTCTAATGGTAAACAAGTTCAAAGTATTACTGTACCCTTAGCATATGCACCAAAAGAAAAATTTATAGTTCGTTTAGATCAACAAAAAGATTTACAAGATAGAGAGTTTGCCGTTGTATTACCACGCATGAGTTTTGAAATATCAGGTATTGCTTATGATGCAACAAGAAAACTATCTCGTGTTCAAAAATATAGAACATCTAAATCAAATACAAATACTGGCGCAAATTACAATTACACTCCAGTTCCGTATAATATAAGTTATACTTTAAACGTATTTACTGCAACTGCTGAGAATGGATTACAAATTGTAGAACAAATATTACCATATTTTCAACCAGATTATACAGTTACATTAAACTTATTGCCTGAATTAGATATTAAAAGAGACGTGCCTATAATTTTAAATAATGTAAACTATGAAGATAGTTACACAGGTAATTTTGAACAAAGAAGAGCTGTAATTTATACATTAAACTTTACTGCTAAAACTTATCTATTTGGTCCTGCTTCTACACAAAAAGTTATTCTTAAAACACAATCAGATATACATGGAACAACAGATATAACTTCTACAGTGGTGGATGAAAGAATTACTATAATACCAAATCCAACAGATGCTAAAGCTGATGATGATTTCGGATTTACTACAACTATAGAAGGTCCAATCAATAAGTAAATATATAATAAATAGTATTATGACAAAGCTTGAAGATAAAGTAAATGAAATATTAGGTATAGAATCTACGGAAAAGCCTACATTAGAATCTATTGTTAAGATAGATAATCCTCCTGTTCCTAGAATAGAAGATAAAAATAAACCTGATATAGACAATGACTACAATTATAGTAGAGAGAGTTATTATAATTTAATAGAAAAAGGTCAAGAAGCAATTGAAGGTATATTAGAAATTGCAAAAGAAGGACAACACCCTAGAGCATACGAAGTGGCTGGCCAATTAATAACAAATGTGGCCAATACAGTAGATAAACTACAAGATTTACAAAAGAAACTAAAGGATTTAAAAGATTTGCCTAAGACTGCTTCAGCACAAATTAAAAATGCTTTATTTGTAGGTTCTACTGCTGAATTACAAAAAATGTTAAAGACTAAAAATGAAAATATTAAAAGCGAAGAAAGATCAACTGAACAAACAGATATTTCAGATAAGTGATTTAACATATATTAAATCAAGTGATCCTTTAAAAGAATTATTAAATGGTGAAGATATGAATGATCCTATAGAAGTTATAAAACATATTATATCTGATAAACCTAGAATAGGTGGTGCAGGTATGCCTTATATTGAAAAACAATATAGTGTTTATAAAGGTAGTCAAAGAATAAAAGCCGCTTTACAATTAGGTTATACACACATAGAAGGAATCATAGTCAATGAGTGAAAAATCTTCCGTATATCTAGGTAATCCAAACCTAAAAAAGGTTAATGTGCCTGTTGAGTTTACACAAGAACAAATACAAGAGTTTGATAAATGTTCTAAAGATCCTTTATATTTTATTCAAAACTATGTAAAGATTGTTTCTTTAGATGAAGGTTTAGTGCCATTTAAAATGTACGACTTTCAAAAAGAAATGATTGGTACAATGCACAATAACCGATTTACTATATGTAAATTGCCTAGACAGTCGGGTAAATCAACTACGATAGTCTCTTATCTATTACATTATGCAATATTCAATCCTAATACTAACGTTGCCATACTTGCAAACAAATCATCAACTGCAAGAGATATATTAGGTAGATTACAATTAGCTTATGAAAATATACCAAAGTTTTTACAACAAGGTGTATTAAACTGGAATAAAGGTAGTATTGAATTAGAAAACGGCAGTAAAATCGTTGCAGCTGCCACATCTTCAAGTGCAATTAGAGGAGGTTCTTATAACATTATATTCTTAGACGAGTTTGCTTTCGTACCTGCAACTATTGCCGAACAATTTTTTAGTTCAGTGTTTCCTACAATATCGTCTGGTAAAAATACTAAAATGATTATCGTATCTACGCCACACGGTATGAATATGTACTATAAGTTATGGACTGATTCTGTTAATAAACAAAATGATTATGTTCCTATAGAAGTGCATTGGTCAGAAGTTCCAGGTAGAGATGAAAAATGGAAAGAGAATACAATAAGAAATACCAGTCAAGAACAATTCAATCAGGAATTTGAGTGTGAATTTTTAGGTTCTATTGATACTCTTATATCATCTACTAAAATAAAAACCATACCTTATTTAAGTCCTTTGCAATCGCAAGGTGGTTTAGATGTATTTGAAAGGCCTGATAAAAATAAAATTTATGTTTGTACGGTTGACGTAGCAAGAGGTATGGGAAAAGACTATTCCGCTTTTATAGTATTTGATGTATCTCAAATGCCATATAGAGTTGTCGCCAAATATCGTAACAATGAAATTAAACCTATGGTGTTCCCAAACATTATACAACAAACATGTAAAGGTTATAACAACGCACATATTCTAGTTGAGGTAAATGATTTGGGTGGCCAGATATCAGACGCATTACAATATGATTTAGAATATGACAATCTATTAATGACAACTCAACGAGGTCGTGCAGGTCAAGTATTGGGTTCTGGTTTTAGTGGAAGAGGAAGTCAATTAGGTATTCGTATGACTAAACAAATTAAAAAAATTGGTTGTTCTAATTTAAAAACTATTGTAGAATCTGATAAAATGGTTATTAATGATTTTAATATTATAGAAGAAATGTCCACTTTTTCACGTCAAAATAATTCATGGAAAGCAGAAGAAGGATGTAATGATGACTTAATGACGTGTCTTATTATATTTGGTTGGTTGTCAAATCAAACATATTTTAAAGAATTAAGTAACTCGGATGTTCGTTCTAAGTTATATGAAGAGCAATCTAATATTATAGAACAGGATATGGCACCATTTGGATTTATTGATGATGGTATTAATACACCAGAATCTCAACCTTTTAAAGATGAATATGGAGAAGTATGGCATCCAGTTCATATAAGAAAAGGTGAAGATTTTCAATAAAACGTCAAAAATA